TAATAAAACCAGCATCCCTAAATAACATATCCCTACTCTTGGGATCTACATATATATCAAATGGTTCTGGTTGTTCAATTTTTACCTCTCCCATTCCCCGATCAGCGTCCGGATCAACAACCACATGCATCCAACCCATACTTTTTGTAATACTATCATTAACTGCATTGGCATATAATGTACCACCTTTTGATAAGCTCCAAATATACTCTGCCATATCCGAAAATACAGCAGCTATCTTAGAATCAGACCCATCTACAGCTACTGCCTGCCATCTAGGATTATTAGCAGTAGCATAGAAGTTTAACATCTCTACTACAGGAGCTATCCTATTAATTGTAAAAGTAGGCATACCTTGATCTTCAAGATCCTGAGTTTCCTTAGCACTAAGCTGATTATCATTAGCAAAATCGAATGATTTCTGATTAATATACTCCCATTGCACTCGTTTTGACTGATTCGAACGATTAAATATCTGCCGAACTCTGTCGGCTTGCTTATCTGTGCGCTTTGCCATTAATATCCTTGTCTATTCTTTGGATTTACATTTCCAGTTGGAATACCAGCCCCACCAGCTCTTTTCGGTAAACCTGGTTGCCCAGAGCCACCAGCTGGTATACAAGTTGGCCTTCCATCAGGACCTTTACCTGGGATCATCCCAGTAGGACATTGCATATTATTCTGTTGTACACCACCAGGTCGTTGGACTCCAGGTGGCTGTACTTGAGGTGCTATATTTGATGACTGTCCAATCCCACCTTGAAATGGTTGATTAGCACCTATATTTCTATTATTTCCTCGCATAGAGGCAGCCCTATTTAAACCTATATTTCTAGGATTCTGCTGAGGTCCCAGTTTACGTCTTGCCATAATTATCTCCTAACATATGATTGTATTATATCTGTATTTCTTTCTTCAAGAGGATGAAACTTTCCTTCAGGATCTTTATACCCTCTTTTTCTTATTAACTCTTTTAAACTCGCATAATCTTTCTTATCTTTCCCTGCTCCCAAATATTTCAATGCTTCCTCCAGCATCTTACTATTTCCAGTATTATACATTAATTCTGTAAGAACAATTTTATCCTCATCAGTAAGGCTATTCCAATCGAATTTACTATTCTTCATCTTTCTAAATACTGAACGATAAGCATTGAACACATCTAAGACCAACATACTATCAACATCTGCTGAACTATACAATCCCTCTTGATCATCAAATTCACTTAGTTTGTGACCATAACCCACTGTTTTAGTACCGCCTTCTAAACTCTCGTGAGGTCTCCAAACTTTATTTGTCTCGTCATAACCAATCTTTCTAGCATTCTCATATACCTTTAACTTCTCTATATAATTAGCCATTTCTGGAGTAAAATCCCAATCTTCATTTGCAGTTCCCCATCCTGCCGGCTGATCTAAACCCTCTGTTTGCGTTGGCCATTCTGCCATTATCTTAATCCATTCCCGCCTCTACGACGGCCTTTCGTACTCTTGCCTCTCCTTCTAGCCTCTATTTTAGGCTCTTCAGGAAGAAGGGCAACTATTTCACCCACATTTAATAATACAGAAAATACGATAGCACTAATCATCCTTTTTCTCTTCTTCCTTCTTTTCCTTTTTAGGACTTAAATCCTTTGTTGTAAATATATCAGCCATTATGCAGTTACCCAGCTCTTCGCTTTTGGTTTATGCTTGTAATGACTACCATCTTTATTTTCGAGTATCCCCTTAGGAGGATGAGCATACTTGCATGCATAAGCGAGAGCATCAATAGTATCATCATGTCCCATACGCGGTCCAAATGTTATAATCTCTCTTTGAAGGTCATACATATTTTTCTTAATGTGTACCGAACCGATTGAAAACCTTTGCGCAAGTATTTCTTGTATCCTGTCTCTTTTCGACATTCTATTACCTGGTTTTTCAGCTGCGTACTTAACCGAAAAGTCATTACGCCTACGCATTTCTGCCATAAGCGCTTGAAAAATTGGCTTAGACATTGAAGTGTCTTCGACTGTGAAAAGGGAAGGATGGAAGATGTTATTAAGCTTGAACATGTGATCCACGATTCCCTTTTTAGCGTCTCCTGGGATGCCAAGAACGGGGAGACTACGCTTACGCACATAATCAAGAACATATATATTATTATCTGGATCAACACCGATAGTAAGTAAAACACTGAAGTCACTATCCCTGCGAGCAGAATCTGTAGCGGGGTCAACACCCGCGAATACATTGAGCGGCTTGACGTCTCCGTCTCTTGTGTGTATGTATGATATTCCTGTTTCATCATCATGTATAAAATTCCCTTCCCAATACTTGATATGATCACGCGTAAATATTGCATCCTCTGCGCTTTGTACCTCCATCATATATTCTTGATAGAACTTCTGAGGTTGACCAGAGTCGCTATAAAACTTTTTCTTTCTCTCCATTTCTTCATGACCAAACCAACCAGGCCATAAAGGTGTTCCATCATCTTGTAATGCTTTATGCGTTATCACTTTCCAACTAAAGTCTTCTCCCTTAGAAATTGACCTATCGTAATTAACGAGGATATTATTAATGAAGCTATCAAAATGAACGGGAGTACCATTAATACGAAGGCGACCAGTACCAGGTTCGAGAGCAGGGAAAACAACAGCCGTAACAAGGTTAGAGATTTTAGCCCTAGACTCAGGGGTAATGGTATTATTTTCGTCCTCAAAATCATCAAGGACGATGAGATCGTATCTTTTGTGTAATTTAGCGCCACCCCTAATACCTGAAAGGTTAGATTTGCTGATAAGCTTAGTCCCATTTTTAAGTTCGATATCATCTTCTGTCCATTTTCTCCCTTTTAAACTTCCGAAATAATACAAAAACTTTTCATTATATTCCAAGTGATATTTTATATAATCGAGGTTTGGTACCGATATTTTGCTAGAAGCAGCCACCCAGCCATAGAAAAGTGGATCTTGAGTAAATACAAAATCATGAAGTATGCCAGCTTTCGTCAGCACTGTCTTTCCATGACCCCTAGGTAATATTACTGCTAACTGCCTAACAGAGAGATCATTAATAGCGTCTCCTACCATATAATGAAAGAATGGTGTCTCACTGCGCATAAAATCATCAGGTAGAAATAACTTGCCAAATGCAATGATATCATTCTTTGCCATCAAGAGCTGCTCTTCAGCAGTTGATACATCTTGTGTGTTTATATTAGCCACTAAAAGGGACCTTGATCTCCACCGCCTTCACCCTCATATTCAGGCATAATATTGGCATCTGGAAGTGAAGGGCTCTGTGAAAAGCCAGGAACTCCTTGTGGAGCTATATCCTGAGCATTGGATTCTACAATAGTCACCAAATCTTCAACCAATCCAGTATGCAAATGAGCTAATCTTTGTAATAAATAGATCTGTTCTTTCTGATTAAACTGTTCCGGCATTTCATATGTTTGTACACCTCCTGCATCACCAGGGTACATAAAATCACTACCTTCTCCCTTTACTCTAGTTTCATCGTAATCCTCAGCCTTTGCACGCCAGTCATCACCATCTATAGTTGTAAGCCAATGCTTAAAACTTACATTTGGATATTTCCTTAAAAGAACATCATTCTGATAGGCTGTCTGAAACAATTCCATTAAAGTCTCCTCGTACTCTTTCTGGTCACTTGGATCCATATTATTCTCATACTCAGATACAGTGATTGCACCACCAGTAATATGCATGTCACTACCAGCAGAATCATTCATAGCATCAAATGCATTATTTGCCATCGTTACTTCCTTCCGTAATTTCTGGCCTTTCGGCCTGTTCTAATTGTTCAGGACTGAAGCCTTGAAATAATGCTCCACTAACCTGAGTAATCCTTGTTTGATTCTTATCTTCAAGATCCAGTATATCTGCAAGTTTAAATAATGCCCTAAGACGTACATCCTCTTTCTCAGAGTTCTTAGCAGCAAACTGTATATCCTTAAGCACAGTCTTAGGATCTATACCTAATTCCTCACATACTGGTTTTAATTCTTCTTTCATAGCTGTATATATCCTCTCCGTTCTCATAAGTTGTGATGATTTCACGTGCGCATAATTACTATTCTTAGTAGGATATGCCTTTAAATAAGATTCCTGTGGACTCAGGCCAGATGCTAAGAATTGCACAAAAACTAATTCGCAACGAGTAAGTGTGGTCCGGTCCAAGAGTATATCCTCAGAGCTTTTACTTCCCCCAAAAGTATAAATATTTGCTCTTCGGCTAGTGTCCATTTTAACGTTACTGCTTACTGGGTATGTCCCAGTGCACGTGCCCACATATTCTCTGACCTTATTCCGCCCGTATTTGCGAGTCATTGTTCCTTTTCTCAGCACCTGGATTATACAGTCATCGTCTGCCTTGACCCAGTCGCCAGTGCGACTATCGCGCCAATTCCCGATAACAACGAGTCCATTTGGTAATTGATCCTCTGGATCATAAACTTTGTGCTCTATCCCGTTTACTTTGTAATACCTCAATTAAAATCTTTCTTTCATGTAATCTACCAGCTTCAAATGCTTTTCTCTCACTACTTACCTTCTTTGTATTGCGCCTTTGGATAGCGATATTCAATCGAGCCAGTTTCCTCTCCATGGATATCAACTTCTTTAAAGCGATGTTTCTCACCCACCGGATGAGGTGTCTTCGAATACGGTCACGTATGCGTAGCTTTATCTTTCCTTTTCAAGGCTTCTTTTTGTACGGAATCCATTTATTTAGCTTCTCCTGTCTATCCTTACAACCAGAACAAGGCTTAATGCCAGTATAATTGTGAATAGCTCTTGCTAGAGTATCTCCAACACCTCTATCAAGAGTCTTATCTTCATCGCACTTCTTACAACCCATGTTTCTCCCTCTCTTTAGTTAAAGTTTGCCCTGCCGCGGAGCGGCAGATAAAAGTCTCATGCTTCAGCTATATCATCAAGCTGTTCGATAACTGCAACGGATACCGAATCTTTGAAGCCCCCTTTAACCAGCTTAGTTAAAAGATCATCATCCATGATTATTTCATCATCCATAGCCTCTTCAATATATTCTATTTCTTCTGTTTCTTCGTTAAAAGCAATAGTTAAATGATATACTTTCATGCTATCTCCTTTCTCTTAAGCGTAGTTACTAGTAGTAATTTACTAGGTTTTATTTTTAAAGTCAAGCTTTTTTTTCAGCTGTAAGTACCTGTCTTTACAGTACTTGCAAAATACCGACCAGCGAGTCGGAATCTCAGCAGCCGATCCAAAGCCATATTTCTTATGATTATACCTTTTAAATGCATTAGTCTTACCGCGCATTTCAGCATAATCACTGAAAATCTGGGCTATATCATATACTGCCTGCTGGTTGTTTTTTACTTGTGTCTCCAGTTGGGCTATGTATTCCATCAACTGCTTGTAAGTTACCTTCTTGCTCATACCTTTTTTCATCTTTCTCCCGAAAATAGTGTCTGTGATCTACCTCACAATATACGGGACATCTATAATCTTTGTCAAGTCTTTTTCCTATCTCACTAGCAATTACGTACAGGATGAAACAGACTATTTCTCCTACATCCTCTTCTGACGTGTAAATACGAATACTGCTATATTGATGCATGCTATCACTCCCGTAAAGAGGCCAGCACCAGCTACAAAGTAATGTAATTGCCAAAATCCAACAAGTAAGTTTAACCATCTGATCGCCAACAGCTTATCTGCTTTAGTTATTATCGTTATCTTTTCCATCTATTACTATGAGATAACTGTGGAGGATCTTCTGTGTTATAGCTATTTCAGCTCTTAACTCCTTATTTTCCTTACACTTAGACTGATATAGTTTTACCCATTCTAGTATTCTTTCTTCCATTCTACTTTCTTATTCAACTCAGGATTAAGTACAGGTGCAGTCCAATATCCGCCATTAGGAAAGGCTATTACAGTATCATAGCCCTCACTATCTTTAACCACTAGTATTATATGCTCAGCTTGGCTGTAAGAATAACCCCTACTCATATCCAGGATAACTACTTCTCCTGAAATTGCCTCATCGGTGGCTACCTTAAACCATTTATTAACTGTGTCTATAGGGTCTTCTGGAGAGTATGATAGAAACAGAACTCCAGTTAGACAAAGAGCTCCAAATACAAACAAAACGATACGCTCCACTAGCTTTCTCATATATTATCTCCTTATTCTAAGAGTAAAGATAATACATAGAAATACTAAAGTCAAGTGATTTATGTCACAAAACTAAAAAGCTTTAAAAAATGTAGCATTTTATCGTGTGGCCTTTTAGAGTTAGTACACCCCTATGGGGTGATTAAACGTTATCAGGATTACGTTATTTTTGATTATGAAGTTAGAGTTATTTTTGTAGAAGTGTTAACTATATCTATTAATATAAGGAGTATGAAACATGGCAGGAAGATTCGCAAACAATGATGCAATGCGTAACATAAGGCGTATCAATGGTGAGATCACAGTGGACAAGGAAGACATGAAAGACTTTGTTAATGTAGCAAAGGCTCATGCATCTGCTGGTAACATGGGTGACTTCACTACCATACTATCTGCACTCGGTCGCTTGGAACAACAAAATGATGTAACTGAAGCTGTTAAAGCACAGAATGCTGAAGATCGTAAGCTATTACTAGCTGAGATTGATTCAAGGATGAATGTTGTAGATCAGATAAAGGAAGTAGCATCCACTGTTGAAACTGAAGTAGTACCAAAGTGGGCAAAGGAGCTCATTAGTAAGGTTAAACAACTGGAAAAGTAAAGTAAAAGGGGATTCATTTCCCCTTTTATTACATACTCATGCACATGTCTATTATGAATGAACATGCACATAAACTTATAGGCTCATGATGGATCGATGGTGAGCTAGCAATTACAGCCATTATTATGGTTGATAGATACTGTCTAACAAGTTGTGGTCAACAACAAGTCACACACTAGGATATTATCTTTATATGTAGTAAGGGAGTTGGACCCCATCATCTTACTCCCACTAAATTGGAGACGGCAATCCACAAGAAACCGCAAGTATGGTGAAAAGCCTACACTTCGTGCCTCCTAAGCAAGTTAGAGGAAGGGTATAAAGCAGCCTTCAAAGCTGTGATTTGTCCCACGTTAGCAATGATGTAGTTAATAGCTACTATGCGCGGTAAACTGCTTAATAATTTATTTGCTAGTTTTAGCTGGAATGGGTATACAACTGACTACTGTGCCTCAATTAATGCTGCGAAATGCATTGTGTGCACATCCTAGGTGTAGAAACAGGTATACTGATGCATTAACAAGCTTGACAGCACTTAAAACTAGCAATACATTGAGAGAGTAATGGAAGGGTCAAGCTTATTAGTATCCGTAAAAGCAATATCGAGATTGAAGTAATGGTCTTGGTGGCTTGCCCAGTGTGGTGGATTAACCAAACTAAAGGATATTGACGACTCTCTCACAACATTCACACTAAACAAAGGAGTATTAATGAAGTCATTTTATTTGAAACATGAAGATATTATATTGCCTACAGTTATGATATCATTTGTTATAGCTGGGTGGTTATTGCCACTATGGCTTTATTTATATTATTCACACTAATTATGGAGGGTCAATACATGTTAAATAAATGTTTTACATGGTTATTCAATGAAGAAGAAAGAAGGCCTATAGCCTTTATAACTATATTCTTTATGATAGTAATTATGTCAACTGCTGTATGTCTATTTATATTGTCTGTTAGCAGACACGTGATGTGGATATGACAATAGCTGACATTGTAGGTTCAAGGCTATGGACTATTAACTTTTACCGTGATCAACTCAAAAAATTCGAAAAGGTGGGGCTCGGAGGATTTACTGACAACAATGTAAAAGTTACAAAGAGTCTAATAGAAGTAACAAAGAAACGTCTGAAAGATATTACAACAGTTTATGATAATAATATTTCAGTACATGGTCACAGTAGTAGAAGGCGTAGAGCCGAGAGGAAGTTATTAAATGGTCAACAAAATGCTAACGGTAATGGAACAGCTGCTTCACCTGGAGTGCAAGACAATGGCAATACTCGATATGAAAGAAAGAAATCATGATGTTCTTGATCTTTCTAAACCGAGTAATTTTCGGAGTGGACGGCTTTATCAAAGACCCACAAATGGGGTCACAGCTTAGAATATTTTGTTTTGGGTTAAATATGTGGGTAGCCTGGGGAGATACTTGTACTGATGGGAATGGATACAAGATCTGGCTTGGACTACCAGTAATTTCGGAAGTGTTATAACTAATGAAGAAAAAGGAGAAGTAAATGAAAGCAACAATACGTAGGACACGTAAACCTCTGATTCACACACTAGAAACAAAGTTAGAGGCAGTAAAGCAAGTGAATATATTAATGGCAAAAGGACAATCAAGATATAATGCTTGTACTAGGTTAGCTAAGAAGTATCATGTTACAACACAAACTGTGTATAACTGGTGTACGCGTCATAATACTAAGCTAACACAAATCAACCTACATAATGGTGATTTCGAGGCATTAAATGTTAGGCCATCATTTCAAAAAGATACAGGCAAGTTTTCAATTCATAGCCTAAGTATTAGAACAGTAAACGGTGCAGTAGTTAAGTTAACCCCAGCTGATATAAAAGGGATTGCAGAATACGCAACCTTGGTATAATGGGTGGAGATAAAGATTTGTTAGTACAAGATGGACTCCTTGAACAGGAGATGTATGAACAAGTGTTTCGATATAGAAAACAAATAACAGCAATAAAGAAAATACTGGAGGTAAGCAATGAGAAGGGTGTTACTGATGATAGTACCAATGATGTTGATAGGATGCAATGATGATAAAGGAGGAGGAGTACATTCAACTACTCCACCGGATGTTAGTTTGGTTAAAAAACCAACTGCTACATCTAATTATCATAAAGAGCACAAGGATCCGGTTAAGATATATCTAGATGATTTATCATTTTCGGAAGCTTTTCGTATTCAACATCTTATGAAGGGGGAAGGTCATACATTCTGGTGGAATGGAGATGAATATACAACTAACCTCCTAGTTTCTGCTGAAGATAAATAGATATCCGAGTGTGGATGCAGAGTAGTTGACCACTTCTCAGAGGTAGACCTGCTAGGAGTCGAGGCCTGGCAGGTTTGCCATAACTTTCTAAAATGGAGGTTAAACCTTGAAGACTATTAGGACAATAGCGAAAAATTCACAGTATTGGAAGCGCATACCTGTAGGTACTTTGCTACGAGTACGTGATGAAGATGCTGAGAATGTAGTAAATAATAAAGAAGCTGACTATGCTCCTAAGAGTGCATGGAAAGAGCTTAGGGATCAAGAAACTGACAATAAGGAGGCAAATAATGCCAAAAATCAAAGTACTTAGTGGTGGTGGATTCCCAGAACGGGAAGTAAACAGCCAAACAGTTGGTTCATTAAGAGATGAGCTTGACATGGCTGCAGGATCTTCTGTAGCAGTAAATGGAACAAATGTTACAGATGATTATCAGTTAAATGATGGTGATATTGTAGCAGCAGTCACAAGTAATAAGACTGGTGGAACTCGAAAAATAACATTTGAGTATCATGTAGATCGTAAGCTTATAACTGAGAAATAACATTGCTGAGGGGTGAAGTGGTCAATCCTCTAAAGAAACCGCACACATGTCGGCTAATAGAATTGCTTTTTACCCCTCAACATTAAAATATGAGTCGAAATCTAGAAGATTTATCACCATGGGCTAGAAATTTAGTTGTTAAAGTAAGAAATGAAATAAAAGCAGATAACTCTTTATCGATTTCTGAAGGATATACTAGTTTTTCAAGTCGGGATGGAGAAACATTCCATATAGATATATATCATAAAAATATGCTTGACTGGGATGACTTTAAAGAAGATTCTATATCAGAATATAAACGATTGATGGGAAAAGAGTCTCGTAAAAAATATGCTGGTACTTTAAGTTACAAAGAAATAGAAGCAATAGAAGATATAACAAAATAGGAGACATATGTCACAATTAAACTTTAAAAAGTTAGAAGCATATCCTGTGGACATTGAAAGTTTCGATCATGATGTCTCAGATATGGTAAATAGTATTTATGTAGGACCTCAAGGAGAACTGCTAGAAAAGATAGACGACTTTAATAATCGATTTGAAACTAATATTGAAGTGACAAAAAGTTTTACTCTTAAACCTGGTGGTTATGACTTGATAAAAGAAGCATACGGACGATGGGCTCTTCGGTATGACTTAAAGCCAAGAGGTATATCCTCAATATTTAAAAGAATAAGTGATTATTCATGGCGTAGTAATACGTTTAAAACTCCACTTCTAGCAATTGAGAGATCAATGCAAGAACTTAAAAGATCTGGACTTAGATGGCAAGATAATACTGATGATTTTGTACAAGAGTTTGATAAGTTTAAAGAAAATATCATTGCAGGCGTACAAACAGCTAAAGAGTTATATCCTGATGTTGAAGTATCAGTAAAGATAGTACCGACTTCATCAAATAGGTTGTCAGATAGTAGTAGACAACGTCGCTATGTTGGAAGACAAGTATTTCCTGAGATAATAGATACAATTACAAGTACAACTGATTTTATAGTTACATTCTATATACATTTAAAGAATATAGTTATGACAACACATATCTTAAATGATCGTGAAGCTATTGAAACATATGATACTTCATGTGGAGATGTTGTAGTAATATCAGGATCATATCTGTTGCCAATGATAAGTAGGAATTGGGGCAGGGAAATATCTAGAGTAGATCGTGCTTCTGCAAATCAGTATTCATACTTCTTAGAAGCTATATATCTAGATAACATGGGATTAAATAAGCATCCATATATTGGTTCTGCTGTTGATAGATATGCTTGGGATTTAAATGCAGATACATTTAGTGGAAATCTATGTACTGGAAATATGGGAGATGATTTAAGAGATTCTATGATAAATACACAAGTAGAGGCTCATATTACTCATGTTGTGACATGGCTCACAAATTACTATGTTCCTCAGACTAATCCACTTCATAATGTAAAATATCTTAGAAGTATAGGTAAGAATAAACTTCATACTAGTTATGCAGATAGCATAAACAATGGATCTACATTTGTAAGATCTATGGAAGATTGGACATCATGTGATCTATCTACTTATCTTAGTGGTTCATTATTTCAATATGCATGTAATGATCAACATTCTTATTATGGCAGACACAGAGACGAATATATTTCTCCACATACTGAGGAATACATTAGCAGAATATCAGATTATCTTAATCGTATAGAGTTAACTGATATGCCTTGTCAAGAATGTGAGTTTTATGGAGATTGTGAAATATCACAGATTATCTATATGCTTCTTCAAAAGAATGTCTTAACTCCTGAAGAAGAAGGATATGTTGGTATGTTTATTGAATGGAATGAATGGGATGTATATAGAAATGGAGCTAGGCAGATACATTTTATGGAAGAGACTGTTTCAATTGCATGGTCATATAAGATGGTAGAACAGTATGATAGATTATTGATGGCTAATCAATGTGCTGAAAGATGGTCACTTGCAAATGGAGAACCAGTTGGAGTTGTTATGAGAGGAAATTCTGAAAGATATCGTAGAAGAATGCGTTGTCTTATGGATATGCCTCATACTTCTCTTAAACTATTACATAACAATGAGTTAAATGAAGATAGTATATTTATTTGGACTCTTGATAGTGTAACAGAATATAAAGGTATTAGTGGGAAAGTACGGTTACAAGGTATAGCTGATGAAGATGAATTTCGAGACTCTGAAGCAGTAGAAGAATGGTTACATCAAAATGATGAAGAGGCTATAAGAACAGTAGCTTCAGAAGAATGGAATAATATGACACCAGAACAAAGAACAATTCACTGGGCAACACGACAAGGTGGTGCCACTAACCTATAAGGAGACAAATGTTTTACATATCACAGAAAAACTGGAACAAGATACTGGGATATGCAGATGAAGCCTATGAAACTGAGAAGAGTGAAATAGGTGGAATGTCTGTAATGGTAGAAGATACTAATGGTGACTGGGAATTATTACATCCAGTTATACTGAAGCAAGAAATATCAAGTGGTAATACAATATTAGACAAGGATGCATTGGCTGTGTATTATACTCAACAAGCGAAGAAGATGGGAAGTAAAAACTATCGCTTCTGTTGGTGGCATTCACATCATACAATGGCAGCTTTCTGGTCTGGTACAGATAAGACAGCAATAGATGAGTTTAATGATGGAGACTTTTCTTTTGCACTTGTTGTAAATCTTAAAGGTGAGTATAAATTCAGGGTATCTGTATGGTCTCCAGTAGAGGTCCATGAAGATGTAGATCTTGAAGTTATAAGACCCAAAAGATGCAATAAGAAGATGAGAAAAGAAGTTGAAGAGCTTTGTAGTAAATATTCTTACACCACATCATGGAAGAAAGATAAGAAAGATGATGATTGGGATTATGGATATAACTATAGAAGTAGAGATCAGTTTAAGGATATGAAGGAGGATCCCCGCCAAGAGCGGATCCCTTTTCGTACCACAGTTGGATCGACAACATCATATGGTGATAACTGGAAAATGTCATTTACAGATATTGTTGAGGAAATAGATGATATAAATAGTGAAGCCATATCAGGTGAACTAGATTATAAGGAGTATAAAATTAAGGTTGATGTCCTTAATGAAACTCTTAAGGAAGAAGAAAGTATATATGAAGTATCTTTGATACCTGAGAATAAGTTATCAGATTTACTTACTATGTTTCCAAATCAGTTTGTTAACTATAGAGGGACAGATACAGCAGTTTATGATCCGTCTTACTTTGGAGTTATGTAATGAACATTACAGCGAGACATGAAGGTTTGTTCGAAGGAACGAATGATTATACTTTCCACATACTTGGTTGCGGAGCTATTGGGAGCTCTGCAGCTCTGCAGTTGGCCAGGATGGGAGCAATATACTTTCATCTGTATGATCGTGATAAAGTAGAAGATGTTAATATTGGAGTTTCTCAATATATTGAGGCAGACATCAATAAGGAGAAAGTGGACGCATTAAAGAGGCATTTGCTTAATATAAGCCGAGAGCTTATAGTAGATGCTCATAGTGGAAACTTTGACGAATTCTACTTCCAAGATCATAATGACATAGTCATACTCGGATTTGACTCGATGAAGTCGAGATTGGAAGCGGTCACAACAATATGCTCTAATCCTACTACTCGGCCAAAATGCATCATAGACGGGAGAATGGGAGCTGAACACTATCAGCAATATATACTACAGAAGCCAACACTTCAAGAGTATATGAAGGTGTGGTACTCAGATGAACAGGGGGACGAGGAGCCTTGCAACGCAAAGGCGACTAGCTATTGCTCT